CCTGTGGGATTTCTTGCTTCGGTTATGCATGGCAAAGAAATGTTTAATGTTTACACGCAAGACCAAGACGGCACAGTTCAAAACATCGGAAAGGTTGGTGCTGATCCGGAACTGAGAGTCATGGCAGCAAAGACTTTACTGGGCAAATGCGTGCCTGATTTAAAGGCTGTTGAAATAACAGCACAAATTGAAGAGCGAAAGGTGCTTGATATAAGCAGATTGACCGATAATGACCTCACCACAATTGAACGAGTTCTTGAACACGCTGTCATTGAAGGAAGTCCGAGCGGAGAAGATGAGGAGATCGCTGAAGGAGTTTACCAAGAGCTCTTGGCAAGCGATTGAACCAGGACGAGACTTCCACGACAACTGGCACATCGACGCAATATCAGACCATCTGCAGGCAGTGGTTGAGGGAGATATTAAACGTCTAATAATTAATATTCCTCCTCGGCACATGAAATCTATATCGGTGGCAGTTGCTTTACCAGCATGGACGTGGACTATCCAGCCAAGCAAAAAGTTCCTTTACGCATCTTATGCTGGCTCTCTTTCCATTAGAGACTCGGTTAAGTGTAGAAGGCTTATTGACTCTCGTTGGTATAAAGAGCATTTCGGGGAATCATTTAAGCTGACTGGTGACCAAAACCAGAAGCAAAGATTCGAGAACGACAAGACTGGTGCAAGGATTGCAACCTCGGTTGATGGTGCATTAACAGGGGAAGGTGGTGACATAATAGTCATCGATGACCCACACAATGTTCGGGAAAGTGAGTCGTCAGCTGTTAGGGATGGTGTTCTTGAGTGGTGGGATCAGGCTATGCAAACTCGCCTTAACGATCCTAAGACTGGTGCATTTATTATTATCATGCAGCGAGTGCACGAAAGAGACTTGACTGGCCACATACTAGCCAACGAAATGGATGGCGAGTGGGATCACTTATGTATTCCTGCACGTTATGAGATTGGTCACCCCACACCAACAAAATCCCGTTTAGGTTTCACCGACCCAAGAACCAAAGAGGGCGATCTTCTTTGGCCAGAAAGGATTGATGTTAAAACATTAGACAACTTAGAAAGATCGCTTGGCAGTTATGCCTCCGCAGGACAACTACAACAGCGACCAATGCCCAAAGGTGGTGGTATTCTAAAACGTGAGTGGTGGGTGCCATGGGAAAACTCNGAGCTTCCGGANATTGAGTATGTGTTGCAGTCTTGGGACACAGCATTTAGCACAAAAGAAAAGTCATCTTATTCGGCTCGCACAACATGGGGAGTTTTCCGCAAAGATGGTCAAATTAACGCAATGGTCTTAGAAATGTGGTATGATCGTGTTAGTTATCCTGAGCTCCGAAAACTCGCACAAGAAGCATATTACGACTGGGAACCTGACGCAGTATTAATAGAAAAGAAAGCATCTGGCCAATCCCTGCTGCAAGATTTACGCATGGCAGGTGTGCCTGTTTTAGAGTATATGCCCGACAGAGACAAAGAGGCTCGTGCCCATGCATCATCGGCTCTCTTAGAAGATGGAAGAATTTACTATCCTTCTGATAAAAAATGGGCTAAGAATTTAATTGATATTTGTGCATCTTTTCCTGCCACCGACAATGATGATATTGTCGACACTTGCACACAGGCATGGTTAAGGTTGCGAAAAGGCTGGTTTGTAACGCACTCTAATGATTTAGATGGCGACGAATATGAGGACAAAAGAAGGATAACATTGTATGGCTAGAGAACCAGTTGCGATTCAACAACAGTTAATCCCCTTTGCAGAGTCTGCTCCTGCGGATGATTTGCAAGTTGAAACAATTGGCGATGATGTTTTAATCGGAGACCCAGAGCTAGACAATATCCCAGAAATAGACAGTACCTTTGGCCAAAACTTAGCTGAGGATATGTCCGACAAAGAGCTTAATGCATCTGCATCTGAGCTTATTAGCTATTACAATAATGATCGTGAGGCTCGTTCCGAGTGGGAAGAGCGATACAAAAAAGGTCTACAAACGCTAGACCCAGATGGTGGCATGGATGAGTCTGAGGATGAGCGTGCTACTCGTGGTCTGTCTATAGTTGTTCACCCGATGATTGCTGAGGCTGCAACACAGTTTAATGCTAAAGCTATTGCCGAGCTTTATCCTAGTGGTGGTCCAGTTAAGACAGTTATCGTTGGTGATCCGAGCGAAGAGCTTGAAGAGCAAGGTCGCAGAGTTCGTGAATACATGAACTATCAGATAACTCAGGAGATGCCTGAGTATTTCCCTGACCTCGACCAGATGCTTTTCCATTTACCATTAGTTGGCCAGACGTTTAAAAAGGTTTGGTGGGACAGCAATATGGATCGCCAGTGCTCCCAGTTTGTTAAGGCTGAGGACTTCGTGGTCGCTCCGGAAAGTAAAGACCTATACACCTCCCCTCGTTATACGCATGTTATTCGCATGCCTAAAAACGACTACAATCGCTATGTTCAGTCTGGCTATTACTTGCCCAGCAATGACCAAGGTGGTGATCTAGATCCATCAGGCGATACCATTGGCGAGATAGAAGGTGTCGACCAGTATGCCGACGATGTGCAAGACGATGTAATGACTCTTTTAGAGATGCATGTTTACCACAACTTTGAGGACGAAAACGACGATGACGAGAATGCAGTTGCTATTCCTTATGTTGTCACAGTAGACTACGACAATGAAAATGTTGTAAGCATTCGTCGCAACTGGAAAGAAGACGATGAGTTAAAGAAACGCAGGGATTGGTTTGTATCTTATAAGTTCCTTCCTGGACTGGGTTTTTATGGCTTTGGCTTATATCACCTCATTGGTGGCTTGGGTAAAGCAGCAACTGGATCCTTACGAGCTCTCTTAGACTCCGCTGCATTTAGCAATATGCAGGGTGGCTTTAAGTTACGAGGCAGAGTTTCAGGTGGCGAAGTTCAGGTAAATCCTGGAGAGTTTGTTGACTTAGACGCAACAGTTGACGATGTTAACAAAGCAATTATGCCATTGCCGTTTAAAGAACCAAGCCAGTCTTTGTTCAGTTTGCTCGGTTATATTGTAGAAGCAGGTCAGCGATTTGCTAGCACTGCGGACTTAAATGTTGGGGATGTAAATCCCAATGCACCTGTGGGCTCTACAGTCGCACTTATCGAGCAAGGCAGCAAAGCCTTTTCAGCGATTCACAAAAGGTTGCATTATGCCCAAGGTCAAGAGTTCAAGCTCCTAGCAGACTTGAATGCTGAGAACCTTCCGGAGCAGTTTACATTTTCNTTGATAGGTGGCGATGCAGAAGTGTTCGCTGCTGACTTTAATGAACGCATTGATATTATCCCAGTCAGTGACCCCAACATATTCTCTACTGCCCAAAGAATCGCTCAGGCTCAGGCTGTTTTACAGATGGCTCAGTCAGCTCCTGAGATGCATGATATGTATGCTGCTTATAAGCGTATGTATGAGGCGATTCGAATTCCGAACATTGACGAGATATTAGTCAAGCCTGAAGATGCACCGATGCTAGATCCGATTGACGAGAATATGTCAATTATGTATGGCAAGCCAATCAAAGCATTCATCGAGCAAGACCACGATTCCCACATCGCAGTTCACATGCAGTTTTTACAAGACCCATCGCTTGCTGGTAATCCTGGAGCTGCAGGAATGCAACCTATATTGGTCGCCCATGTTGCTGAACATATTGCGTTGCTTTATAGAACCCGAATGGAAGCCAGCATTGGTGTACCATTACCAACTATCCCAGACTTGAGAAATAAAGACTTCCAGTTCGAGGATATCAACCCAGAGCTTGACAGGTTAATTAGTCAGCGTGCTGCTCAGGTAGTTCAAGAAGCTCCTCAGATGAAAGCGATTGCTGCGATACAACCTAAAGGTCAACAAGAGAACCCATTACAATATGCGCAACAACTCGCTCAACTCGAAGCTGAATCACTCAAAGCTAGGACGGAGTCCCAAATCGCTTCTGACCAAGCTAAAGCACGCTCCTCAATCGAAATTAAAAAAGCTGAAGCCCAGCAAAAAATGGAAATAGATGCAGCCAAAGCTCAGGCAGATCTACAGGCTAAAGTCATGAAGCTAGAAACTGAGCTACAGCTAGAGCGAGAAAAGAACCAAGCCAAAATACAAATAGAGGCAATGAAAGATGGATGAAATTTTAGCATCTATTAGACCAATAAATCCAGCTGCTTTCGGTGGATTGCCTAAAGGTCAAGCCCCTCAACAAGGCAACCAGCAATTTGATGCAAACCAATACTTAATGCAAAAGGTAATGCAAATTCGCCAGAGAATGAGCCAAGGAGATTTAGGTGCTCTAGGCAATGTAATGGCAGCAATGCCACCACCTCAACAACAAGGAGCACCAGCAGCATGAAATATGGAGCTTTAGATTCTCTCCCCAGANAAACAACTATTGGTGGTCAGCCACACATGTTGGCNTATATTAATCCTGAAGAGGAAAGTCTTATNCAAGACTATAGAGGAAATATTCCTCCTGTTGCTGGTCCAGATGGTGTTCCTGCTTATTTATTTGGTTTTAGTTGGGGCGGTGGCGGTGGTGGATCATCATCTAGCTCTAGCAGTAACGATAACGATAACGATAACGACAGCGGTTTCTCTTTTGCTTCCATAGGCCAGTCAATAGGAAACGCTATATCTTCTGGTGTTAGTGCGGTTGGTAATTTTGTAAGTGACGTTGGACAGGCAGCTGTTGATACTGTAGTGGAAATTGCAACTCTTGGTAGTGCCGATACAGCGACTTATAATCCTACCACAAATGCAACATCAACTTCAGGTTCAGCTACAACGGAAACAACTACCACAACGACATCTACTAAAAGTTTTGATGATGCATTTGCTGAAGCAAGGGCTGCAGGATTAGAAACTTTTACTTGGCAAGGTAATTCTTACAATA